GCCTGCATCTTAAGCATATCCTCGCCAAGTATCTTATTAACGACATCCTTGTTCTTGTCAGAAAACAGTTGACTAAAATGGGTGATACCAGCATCGTTAAGAGCCTTATGCTGTTCCTCTGTAACAACGTCTAGACCGATCATAGGGCGAGATGAGGAGTATTGACCAAACTTGTTGTCTCTCATCCTATCATGATATGCAGCTTTCTTATCTTCCGGGTAATTGCCTTGACTATCTTCACCGCCAAAGGAAACGAGCGTCGTGTAATCCCGAAGCGCCTCGGCGTTGGCGATGATCGGGTTCTCCGCCGTGGCCAAGCCCATCCACCCACCAGTAGTGTTGTATATAGCATCCTGAAGAGCCTTGGCAGCAGTAGCCTTCGGAGCGCTCATATAAGCATCATAAGCCAAAGGCATGAATGTCTTATAATATTCCAGTCTCTCATCAGCATTAATGCCGCCATAAGAACCGTCCTGACCTTGACGTTGATACCCAAACGTATTATCCTTATTATTATACTTGTTCTCAACAGGACGGAAAGTAAGGAGATAACCGAATAAAGAGCTACCACCTTTCTCCATCTTCTGATGAATACCAGCTACTTTATTAAGCAGCTCTTTCTTAACCTCGGCTACATCATCTTCTGTAAGGCCATATTCTTTCATGGATCTGGATATGATATTATCTATCTCGCCTCCCTTGGCAAAATAAGTATCCTCATCCTTCTTCATCTTCCGGTCTTCCTGCTCCTTGTATATGACGTTAGCGAAGTCCGTAAATCTTCCTTCTAAGCCATTAACTGTCTCGTTACTATCATTTATAGCCTTGGATAATACGGAAGCGTTTAAACGCCTCGTATTCTCGTCATCTATCTTATCGTTCTTCTTCAACTTATCCAAAGCCTTCTTCTGATCATCATAAGCTGATTTAAGACCTATCTTAGCCTTATACCTATCCATTAACGTGGCGTACGTATCCTTTGGCGTAGCCTTGATCCCATACGTATCCCTGATATATTTGGCGAAATCCGGTTCTATGGTGGTGTCATCGGTAATAACCTTAGTCCCCTGCTCCAAGGAAACGGGGGTACCACCATCGGCGTGCTTCTGCCCCATGGCCTCCATCGGCGCCTCTCCGGGCTGCGTCACGTACTCACCCTTTTCGACCTCTACGTTGGCTTGATCTTCCATCGACTTAGGTAACGGATACAGGTACTCACCGGTAAGGCTTCCGCTATCGAACCTATTATTAGGCCCTAGATAAACACCCCCACCATCCTTGTACTGCATCTGGGATTGCCTTCTTTGTCTGGCCTCACGCTCCTGAGCCAACCTGATATTGGTACGAGCACCTTTCTCAGACGCTATCCCAGAAACCACGTTACGAGCCAATCCCATGATACCACCAATTCCTGAGGCTATGGTAGTTATCGTATTAGCTGTTTTAGCCCCAGTGGATAAATCACCATATCCCTCGCTTCTCATACGCCCTATACCACGACCCATCTGAGTGAATCTAGACCCTATATCATCAGCGCCATAATAAGGTATGGTGGTAAAGTCAAAAACATCCGTACTGCCAGACTCGTCAACCTTCTTATTGCTGTCAACGATAGCGTTCAAATCACTTGTATCAATGGTATTAATATCAGGCTGCTGAATATCAAATCCTATCCGGGTAGACGAAACCAGAGGTTCCACCCCAAGACCCTGAAGACCAACAACATTACCGGGCATGACAGGATCAACTTCCCCAGCATCTTGATATTTAGGTATCTTCCTTTTAATTACATACTTTCCCATATATCAAATTATTTCGTTCTGATACAAAGATAGTTTAAAAAAATACAGACTCACCATTTGACAATGATAGGTCTCTTTAATACTAATCCTTTAAAGACATAACAGGATTACCCCATTTCTTTTTCCACTCATGACCAAGATAATCTATAAGTTTATCATAAGTATCTATAAAACCACCATCTATAACCCCGGTGATAACATTCTCTACAGCTACTATGTCGTTTAACTGATTCTTTGTAGCCGTATTCCTTATCCCACTCTCATGCTTGTTAAAGACGATAAAATTAATAGCCTTAGCTACCCTTGATATCTTATCAGACAACTGACTCTTGTCGCTAACCAACCTGGCGACGGCCGAACTCATCTTGATATAAGCCTCGCCAGCGGCATTCCTGTCCTCTATGAATCCATCATGCAACCATATTATCACCTTGGCGTATATCTCCGGATCCAACTCCAAGGCTATCATGACAAAGAAATATGGATTAATATACCATTTTTGCCCCTCTCCTTTTCCCTTGCGATAAGCCATACCGTATTTTTTAAGATCCGTCATCTTACCTATTTTCAATACCTCTTTTTGTACAGTACTTTTCATTACTGTACATATATTGTTGGCACTTAGCTCTTTAACTAGAGATTTCATTTTCTCCTGAAATCCATTAGTAGCAAACAGGTGGTCGAGTCTTCTCGCCTCCAGCCCAATAGACTTGCGTTTCTCGTTCAACGCCTCCATTACTTCAGTTATGCATACAAATCCGTCCTTGGACATAACAGAAATGTTTCTACCTAACAATTCCCTACTCTCTGATGACAAAATCAAATTACTTTTCATAACTTTACCAAACGTTTTAAATTAATAAATGCGCCTATCCGCTCGTGATGAGTAGATAGGCGCACAAATACAAATAATACTAATATAATTACAAAATATAATTAACTATATTACAGATAATAATACCTTGTAATTTTAATTCATCGCAAGATAGTTACAGTAACTAGATCCTTTTTACAAATAACGAACCTATTGCTTTCACTAGGTCATAGAAGCCAGCAGCGCTAAGCCCGACAGCCACCCCATACAACAGAGCTTCCCACCATTCACTCCCTACTAACAACGGGGATACCTGAAGAAACCAAGCCAGGATACATACCAGCATGCCGATAACTACAGCCGATAGGATCTTAGCCCACTTGTGGGTGTCGATATACGGCACCACCTTAGCTAGCTGAGTAGCTGACATCGTAACGAAAGACATAATGCCGGTAAAGGTAGTCAGATCAATAGTAATAGACCCTTCTGATGGGATTACCTCTTGCGCCATCAAAGCGAATGGCGTCAATAACATAGCAAATAAAAATAACAATCTTTTCATATCTAAAAACGTTTAATGATTTCACAAATGTAGTATTAATTTTGAGTTCTGCTCATACCTTTTATGTTAAGGCTTAACCCCGGTATCATATTAAGAACCAACTGCCTTTTTGCCTGTTCCCTACGCATACGCTCGGCCTCCGCTATCTGCGCCTCCGATTGAGGATCATTCTTAATATTATTGGCGATGTCCTCTATAGCTTTCTTGTTAGCGCCGGATTGAGCTAGCATCTTATATAACAGGTCTTGGCCTTCCTTCTCCCACCAGCTATCCATGGAAGAGCGGGAAGCCAAAGAAGGATCGGCAGGGGCTACCGTCTCAGGTACGGGCTGCTGACCTCCGTCCCCCGTGCCCGAATCCCGCTGTCCGAACTCGTATCTCATTGGCTCGTTCTCCGGGACACCATACCTATTAGCGAACCTATCAGCGAACTCAAATCTCTTCTCATTTCTCAAGGTCGATCCAAGAGGCCTACCGTATCCTTGATTCCATGCCACGGTAGCGTCCTTGTAGTTGACGGCGTTATCGAAATCCGATTTAGAATACATATAGTAATTATATACATTACCTTGAGCGTCCTTGTCAAAGAACTTGCCTTGATTGATATAGTTCCAACCTAACCCCGGAACCTTGCCTTGATACTCATCCACGAGATAATCCAGTTGTTGGGTTAATGTCGGTTTCTTCCCATACCTGCGCTGTAGCTCCTTCTTCCTCGGACCAAGCCATTGTTGGATGCCAAAATCACCGGCGGCTCCTAGGGCTTCGGTGTCCCCTCCGGACTCGGCGGCGATGTTCGACAGGATACCGATAGCTTGTGTTTGTGGTATCCCCTTCTTATCGGTAAGATAATCCCATATCTCATCATACACAGCCATCTTATTATCCTCTGATCTGTTTGGATCAATAACATATTTACCAGACCCATAATCTCGCCTTGTATCAACCGGTCCTCCATCTTCCTTATTCTCTAACTTATTCTTAGACATAATAGCGTTACGGATAAGGGCGTCTTTGCCGCTTTCCATGAGAGGACTATAATCCTTAAACGAACCTCTCTCATCAAACTTATTACCTATAGCATCCAGCGTCTTGGTAGCTATATTGACAGGAAACTCTTGATCATCGCTATAAAAATCATACACGTCGTAAACACCTAACCTCCCATCCGGACGCCTATAAATTGTAAAATTGCCAAACCCTGATAACGGGGTAAGATCACCAGCGGCCTCAGGATAAAAATCATATTCAGAAAAAACCGTAGGCTTTCCAGATCTTACCGAATTACGATTCTTCTCAAAAACATCTACCCATTCTCTAGACTTTTTCAAAAGCTTCAGCCTACCATAAGCATCATCTGTAGCCGGCTTATCAGAGCCATATATTTCTTGCTCCGTATCATGTATTTTCTTATCTAACCTCTTTATCTCATCCTTAGTGTCACGATTGAACATCTTCTCAATATCAGTAATGACATTATCAGGAATCCGTATCTCCTTATTATTGCCATCTAGATTATTAGGTTGAGATAAAAATCTCGCCCATAGTTGATCGCTATATTCATCAACGTTAGCCTTCCCGTTTCTGCCATATATAAACTCATTGACCTTGTCAGGAAGGCTAGCATTTGAAGCCACCACATCGGGGGTGACATTCTCGTACAATCTTCTTCTTATGGCATTACCTAAGATATCTTTTAAATACGAAGCTCTATCAGATACATCTTGTCTTACATACATAGGATCATTACCAGTAGGACCTCCTTCGGCTTTCCGCTCAATTTTCTCTCCCCATAGCCCATATTTCTCCATGGGCCATATGCCGTCTATGGCATCCACATAACCAACGGGGTGCTCCCCGTCCAGACGCCGGTCCCGTCGCTCGTCCGCTGGGTACAGGGCGTTGGCCAACGGCTGCGTGATATGACCCAACCCCTTATCCTTGGAACTCGACATAGCATCCACCACAGTCCGATATACAGG